TTCGCGGCAGGCTTCTCCATCGTCGGCAGGGCGCCAGCGGCCGGCTTCGTGGCCGGGGCTCCGCTCTGCTTTCTCTCCAACTCGGCATACGCCGCGGCCATCGCCTCGGCGCTCTCGAACTTCTCAGGGAGCCACGCGGGCCTTTCGCCACCGGCCGTGGTCTTCGGAGCAGTCCCGTCGCCCTGCGGCGTGGGCTCTCCACCCTGCGGCTGCGTCTCGGCCTTCGGCTGCGGCCGGACGCTCACCTCGATCGCTTCCTTCACGCCTACTTGTCGGTGCGGATGATGACGCGCTTCGCGCCGTCCACCTGGTACGTCGCCGGCAGGTACGAGCCGTTCTCGGCCAGCTTCGGGCCGTCATCGAGCTTCGGGCCCTTCTTCGGGGGCGTGGGGGCCTTCTCGGTATCGGGTGTCTTCTCAGACATGATTTTGAGTTGTGTGTTTGTGAGTGCTCTGGTTATGCGGCCGGCTGTGCGGCGGCTGCGCCCGGCTGCGGCACCATCTTCGGCGCCACCTTCGAGGCCAGGTCAGCCGCGATCGCTTGGGCCTGCTGGTTGCGAATCTCATCGGCCGTCTTCAAGACGCCCTTCAACTCGACGCCGTAGCTGGTGCCCAGGCGCTTGATGAGGGTCGGGACGTTGAAGAACTCCTTCGCGGCTCCGGGGCCGAGCAGGTCGTTCACGCCACGCACGATGAGTTCGAGCCGCTGCGCCTCGGAGTTGCGGCCGAGGGCTTCGAGCCCGGTAACGATCTGCGTGGTGACGAGCTTCTCCGGCAGCTTGATCTTGCCTTCGCGCTTCAGGTCGTCGAGGTAGACGCCCACGAGCGGGTGCTGGAGTTCCTGGGCGAGCACGGCGTAGTTACCGCCGATCGCCTGCTCCAGTTCGCCGGCCAGGAGACGAATCTCCTCGGCGGTGACGCGCTCGGCGTCGCGCTGGACGGACGAGTAGAGGAGGAACGCTGCGCCAAGCTCACGCTTCAGGTCCGTGGCCTGTTCCTTCGCCACGCGCAGGTCTGCCTGCTTCTCCAGTTGCAGCGTCGTGATGTCCTTCGCGTTGCCGGGGAGGACATCGAGGCTCTCAGCGTTCGCCACCGCATCGAGGTCGGTGACGCCGTTCTCATCGACGAAGATGAGGATTTTCGCGAGCGCCGCGGCCAGGAGCGTGATGCTCTTGGACAGCGACTCCAGCGAGCGCAGGTCGCCTGAGTAGTCCTCGACATGGCTGCGGCCATAGTCCTCGCCGTCCTGCTTGGTCCAGCGCAGCGGGATGAGCGGGCAGCCGTCCTTCGGATGGGCGCCTTCGCTGTCGGGGATGAGGATGTCCTCGATCTCCTGCCACACCTTCCACTTGCCCTCTTTTAGAAGGGCACGGGTGTAGACCTCAACCGGCTTGTCTTCGCTCTCCTCCTGGCTTGTGCGCTCAGGTAGGAGGGCGGCTACATCCTCGGGGATGGTGCGGCGGTCGAGGTACTCAACTGCGATGATCTCGAATGGGTTGCCCTGCCCGTCGCGCTTGACGACGTAGCGGGACAGCGGGTGGAGGCGCATGGCGCCGCCTTCCGAGATGTCGAGCAGGACGTTGCCGGCGACGAGGAGGTGCTTGATTGCTTCGTGTAGTGTGCGGCGGGCGCCCTTCTGTTCGAGGCGCGTGAGCACAGCGTCCTCGACTCCGCGGAGCGCGGCCTCGATCTCCCCCTTCGCATCCTCGGCGCCAGCGGCGGCGAGTTGCGCCTCCACCTTCTTGTCGGGCTTCAGCCTGAAGAAGGGCGTGTTCGGGGGGAACAGCGCGAGGAGGAGCTTGGCCGCGAGGTTGTTCACGGCGCGGGCTCCGAAGCTCTGGTACGCCTGGAGGAACGGGGTCGAACCGCTCGCCCCCTCCTCGGGGATGAGCGTCGGGATGGTCAGCTTGGATGCTTCGCGTGCTCTGGTGAGGAACGGGTTGCGCTTCGTTGCCAGCGCGTTGTACCGCTGTTTGGCGGTGAGGCGCCCCGTGCCGGTTGCGGGGGACTTCTTACGGGGCATCTATAGAAGGGTCAGGGGTTTGGCTTGATGACCGCCTCCTCCTGCCGATCGAGTGCGGTGCGGAGGTGCGCGATGACCGACGCCTGCCCCGCCGCGAAGCCGACCTGCTGGAGGGTGAACTCCGGGGTCTGCGGAAGGCGGGGCCTGAACACCCGTTCGAGGTGCTCGACGATCTCACGCGGGATGGGCGGAACGCGATTCTTGGGGTCGCTCATTTGTTCCCACTGTGTAGGGCGATTCCCCCGGCCTGGATGTAGACCGGGGGTATCTCATTATGCGCTACGGACTTACACGCGCTTCAGTACGCCTCGCCCGTGATCTCCTCGAACCGCCTGCGGAACGCCGGCGTGACGGTGTAGAGGTGGACCTGACGGCCGCGGGCCGAGGGCTCCAGGTGCTTGATGCGCCGCGAGGCGCGGTGGAGGCGCGTGCCGCGGAGGAATCCGGGGAACTGCGAGCCCGCCAGCTTCGTCTCCCTGCGGAGGCTGTCAGCCCACGCCTTGTTGTTGCAGGCGCGGAGGTACGCGCCGATGGCGAGGTAGGACTCCTTCAGGGTCTCGGCGTCGATGCCGCGGCGGCGCTTGATGACGGGAGCCGCGTCGTCAACGGCCGGGAAGGATGAGTATACGGCCTGGCACATGGTGAATCTCCTAGATGAGGAGTTGTGGGTAGGTGAGGCGGAGGGTGAGTTCAAACAGGTCCTTCTCGGTGAAGCCCTTCGGGTTCGGGACCGCGGTGAGCGTGAGCCCATCGAGCGCGGTCTCCGATATGTGCTCGGCCGCTGGGGTGCCTTCGAGCGGATAGGGCCGGCCGGCGTGCAGGACGCGGATGACGCGGCCCCCGCGGCGCTGGACGTACTCGACCTCGTTGGGGTAGCGCACGTCGGAGATGACGACGCGCTCACGCCCCTGGATGAGGGAGTCGAGCTTGCGAATCCAGTACTCGGGGTCGGCCTTCCGCTGCCCGTCGCCGTAGGTCTGAAGCCAGTGGCGCACATGGGGCGGCTTGGTCTCGAAGACCTCTGAGCGGGTGAAGCCCATCTTGACCATGCCCTCGATCTTCAGGGGCAGCGCGAAGGACGCCTTGAAGAACCCGGCGTACTTCACGAGGGAGTCGGCGATCGTGTCCTTGCCGGCGCCGGCCTTGCCGCTGACGCCGATCAGGTAGGTGTCCACAGCTTCACCTCCCCGCTGTCGGTGTTGTATTCGCCGTGGCGAAGCAGCCGGGCCACGCGGGCGTTGAGGAGGGCGACCTCCGGGCCGAGGCCCTTCGAGCGGAAGACGGACTCGACGACTTGCCACGGCGTGCCGGGCTCATCGGCGACCCACTCCTCCACGGTCTCGCCCTTGCGGGGGCCCGAGCGGAGGACCTTCTGCGTCGAGCGCAGCACGAGTCCCGTGTCGAGCAGCCGCTCGGCGGTCGTCATGCCCACGCCGGGGCATCCCGCGTAGCCGTCCGTTGCGTCGCCCGCGAGGGTCTGCAACAGGTGGAAGCGATCTGCCGCCGCGGTCGTGACCGTGACGATCGCCTCCTCGGCGCTGTCGATGGTCTCCGCCTCGAACTTCTCCCAGGCGTGATTCCAGTTGAACACGCGGCCAGGGACGGAGCGGAAGTCCTTGTCGATCGAGACGATGATGCGGTCGTTCTTCTTCGGGTTCGGCGCGGTGGCGAGCATCGCCAGCACGTCATCGCCTTCGAGGTTGTCGAACTCGCGCACGTCGTACTTGTCGGCGAGGTAGTCGCGCAGCGGCTTCCAGACGAGCGGCTTGCGGACCTTCTTGCGGTGGGACTTGTACTCGGGCATGATGCCCTTCCGCCAGTTGGTGCGCGACGAGAGGGCGAGGATGAGCCGGTCAGGTTCCAGCAGCGAGCGCAGTTGGTCGAGGCGGCGTTCCACCTCAGCCTGCGCGTCGGCCATCGACGAGTGCAGGGTCCATAGGTCCTCATCCCACTGGATAGGGACCTCGCACACCGTCGCGACCTGGTGAATGAAAATGTCGGCGTCGATGAGGAGCGTTCGCATTAGCTTGGCTCCCGCGCCATCGACTCCAGTTCCTTCAGCGCGGCGTGCGCCTTGCAGATGTCGCACTCGCAGTCACCCTGCTTGCGATACATCCCGCGCTTGATGTCCTTCACGAGCTTGTCAACCTTCGCGTCGTGTATGCTTCTCGGGTCGGTCGCCATCACCATCCCCCAATCCACAGGAAGATGGTCAGCACCGGCCACATGAGAATCACACCGACCGCGATGCCGCCTAAGAACACGACGCCGGCGGCGGCGAGTGTGCGTAGCAGGTCGCGCATCACTTGGACCTCTTGGTGTGTGAGGCCCCGTACATCTTCCCGCGCCACATCGCCGTCCCGTTGTGGACGTAGATGGGCTCGACCTGGACAGCGCCGGTCGTCGTGTCGAACGTCAGCACGACGAGACCCTGCTGCCAGTCCGGGTCGTTGGTGTACTCCGGGTCGAGCGAGCAGGTGCAGCCAGTCTCGACCCAAACGTGCGAGCCGTTATGATCGCGGTGGTAGAAGATTCCGAGGCGGTGAGTGTGGCCGCTCGCTCCGCTCTTGCCGTACTTCAGCCACTCGGCGCTGGCGGTGTAAGCGGACTTCTGGCGAACCACGGTGCCGTGCTTCACGAGGAAGCGCGGGAACAGCGATAGCTTCGTCTGCTCGTCGTACGGCACGAAGTCGATGCCGACGCTTTCGAGGTCGAACAGCACAGGCCACGTCAGCGCCTTCTGCACCTTTGTCAGGAGCGTGAGCGCACGGGCCGGCCCTTCGAGATTCCACAAGACGCGGCGGAGCCGCTCCTCGTGATTGCCTTCGAGCAGCGTGATGCGGGTCCGCGGCAGCAGCTTTCGCATCTGCCACAAGTGAGCCCGCGCCATGTCGATCTCATCCTGGAGCGTGGACTTCCGCACAGGGTTCTGCTTGAACTTCTCGGACAGGTGCCCCGCATCCACGATGTCGCCCATGTGGACGGCGTGATCGGGCTGAAGCTCCTTCGCTACGGCCATCACGACATCGAGTGTCGGCTGGCTGTGAAACGGAAAGTGCGTGTCGCCGTACAGCAGCGCCGTCAGCGTGCGGCGCCCAGCGAGCGCGGTGGCTGGCTTCGGCAGGGGCACGCTGAACGGGCGCACCGGAAGGCTGAGGAGGTTGCCGCCTTTGCTAAGGCTTATCTCCTCCAACTCCTCCGGTGTCAGCGTTGGTGGTTTCATTCAGGTTGTTTAGTGAGTCGCCGCCCAATGCGGGCCGAGCTTCGCCTCGCCGTCCAGCGGACAGCGGAAGGAGAAGTGGTCGGTCATCGCTCGGATGGACTCGACGACAATGGTGGCGGCGCGGTCGGCGATCTCGGGCCGAACAGCGATCTGTACTTCGTCGTGGACCCAAGCCAACGCGGCCCACTTCCCGTGCCAGCCCTGCGGGCCGAACTCGGTGATGAAGCGCCGGTTGAACTCGAAAATCCAACGTTTGCAGATGACNGCNCCGGTGCCCTGGAGCAGGAAGTTGAGCGCCGAGTGCTCAGACCTCGTGTAGACGCGGCGACCGTCGATGAGCTTGAAGAAGCCGTTCTTGCGCGTCTTCGCCTTCACNCCNTCGACGAGNTAGCCNAGNGCCGGCAGGTTCTTCAGGAAGCGAGCGCGGAGCTTCTTCCCGATNCGNCGCTGTTGCTCCGGTGAGGCGAGCGGTGCGACGATGGCGCCGATGAGTTCATCCCCTGCCCCGTAGAGGAAGGCGTAGATGAACGTCTTGGCGTCGTCCCTGCCCTTCGCCCCTTCGAGGCCCAGCGCGTTCCGGTTCACCGAATGGATGTCGGTGCCGAGCTTGCTGTCGCCTTCGAGGATGATCTTCGCGTAGGCGCCGCCGTCGTGGCGGGCCATGTAGTGCGCGAGGCAGCGAAGCTCCAGGCCAGAGGCGTCGGCGCCCATCATCACCCAGCCGGGCGGGACGATGAACANGCCGCGNCACTCGGGNCCNAACGGGCTCGTGACCTTCGGCACCTGGGCGAGGTTCGGATTCGAGTGCGCCCCGCGGTGCGTGACCGCGCCGATCGAGATGGTGCGGCCGTGGATGTGATCGCAGCCGGTCACGGGGTGTGGCTTTGCGAGGCGCAGCCACGCCTTGTCTCCGTCACCGATCTGCCCGATGCGCTTCTTCAGCGTGAGGTACTCGGTGAGCGGCTTCGCCTCCGGGTACGGCAGCCGGCCAATGATCTCGTCGTCGACCTTCACCTGCCCGGTCTCGGTGAACTCGGTCGGCNGCCAGCCGTACCGNACCTGAAGGACCTTGGCGATGTGCTGCCGCGAGCCGGGATTGAACTCGACGACCTTCAGCTTCGTGTACGGGCAGCCGGCGAGGATGCCGCGCTTCTTGTTGTTCTTCTTCGGGTTGGTCTCGCCGTTGGGTGCGAGCCAGGAGCCGAAGACGCCGCGGAGTTGCTCGCCGGATGCGGCCAGCTTCGCCGTCAGCGTGGCGTAGAGGGCCTCGGCCTGCTCCCGGTGAAACGGGAAGCCGTTGCGCTCCTGCGCGTGGAGATACTCAGCTAGCGAGTGCTCGGTCTCGATCGCCTCCTCGGTGACGCCGCCCCGCTTCAGGAGGTGGCGCACGAGGGCGACCGTCACCTTCACGTCGCGCTCGCAGTACCGCTGCATCGCCACCGACCAGAACTGCCAGTCGGTGTCCTTGCCGAAGTCGCCCTTCAGGATGCCGAGGCGATAGCCCCAGGCTTCGAGCTTGTGGCTCCCGATGAGCGTGCCCGGTATGCCACCGCGCTTGAACGCGG